CGCCAATCCCGAGAGCGCCGCCAATCGAGTTTCCGATATCCGTTAGAAAGCTCATTAGAGCGCCCCATAATTGACAGTTTGGAAGCCACCGACGACGGGGCCGAGAGCCCACGGGCGAATTTCGGCAACTTCGTCAGCCATGACGCCGATGCGGATTTCCTCGTCCCCATGATAGCGGAAGGCGTAGAGCCCCAGCCCGTCTTCGAAATCGGTAATGTGAGTGATATTGCGCTTCGTGCGGCGATCCGAGAAAATCGAAGCGATGCCGCCGACGGTCGACGCGATTGCGCCAGCGGTGGAAGGGCCGGCGCCCGTGCTGGTTCCGGTCGACGTGTTGCCCGCGCCCGAAATAAGATTGCCGGCCTGGAGCCCGAGCCCCGAAAGGCCGGAAAGCTGCTGGAGAAAATTTCCGAACATGCCGGAATTAAGCTCACTGCCCTTTTTCAAAAGAGCGTTTTGGGTCGCGCCGCTGTTCAAGAGCCCCCGGGCTGCGCCCTGGCCGACGACGCCACGCTGCATATCCCGCAGAGCGGGCGCATATCCTGCCATTTGCTTGTAGTTGTCGAAAGCCGTCCCGGCCGCTCCCACGTCACCTTGACCGCTCAAGAGTGCGGACAGGATATTCGTCGCGCCGTTGCCTTGCGCAATGACGGGGGAATAGGCATCGCGAATTTGCCCGAAAGCCTGATTGCTAGACGAGCTGGTGGACTTCGCAGCCTTCGGCTTGAGGAAGGACATTATTCGGACCCCTTTAGGTTTTCACGGGTGATAAGGAAAATCTGGCAACGACCATGCTCGGTTATCGTGTCGCCGCAGTACGTGGCGCCGATCCATCGGGCCATCAGCGCACTATCGCGCCGGCCGACGTAAACGAGCCCGTAGATTGCTTGGGCGTTGGTATCGCGAAAGACTTCGCGCATGGCTTCCCTGGTGTCGCGGATAGCCTGCCGGCCCTTCGTCGCGGTATGGAGCCAATGGAATTGAAAGACGGTTTCGCCCTCGCGCCCGAAGAGCATCACGTTGCCGTTGCGCACGATTGCGATATTCGCCGGGTCGGAGAGCCAACGGGCTCCATCCATTCCCCGGTTCATGGGGCTGCTGTTAATCAGCTCGGCAATCTGGTCATGCGTCATGGCGTTTGCGTCTTCGCGGCGGTCCAAGGGCTCCGCATGACCTATGACACAAGCGCACTATGGCGGGGGAGCCCGAGCTATATGCCCGAAGCTCCCCGGCCGGTCAACTAGGTGTGCTTGAACCCCATAAGGTGGAGGTTTTCGACTACGTTTTGCGGGGGTTGCACTTGGCTGGCAACGTAATGAACCCCGATGCGATCCGCAGCACCGACGAAATCAGCGAAGGGGACCGACTGGATAAGCGTCCAATACTTGTTATTCCGGCCTATCCAGAAAAACATCGTAGTCCCGTCGCCGCTTATACGCATCCAAAGAGGCCAATCGGGCACCGGACGCCCTGTTTCGGTATAGGAACCGTTGAAGTTACCCACACTATTCCACCGAAGGCAAGTCCAACCCCGGGTTTCGGCCCAACCAAGGCCGCATGTCACCATTCGGCCACTACCCGAGTTGCGGCAGTATACGCCGATATTCTGGAATTGGCGTTGGATATTCTGGCCGACGATTAGAGCGCTAAAATCGAAAGTAAGGCTAGCAATCGGCCGTTCCAATAGTGCGGTGCGGTCCGAAGCCGGATTGCCCCCCACGCCGACTTCCATATGCAAGCCGTCGTCTTCGTCGTGCAAGGTGACGGCGAAATCATTGATGTTTTTGACGACGGTAAAATCAGACGCTTTAGGAATTCCAGAGACGCCGCCCGTCCACCATGGAACCGGGTCGCCCCCGCCCGATCCCCCGCCGCCGATAGATTTCGGCCCGTTGATATACCACGCGCCATAGACGGCGCCCTGATAGACGGGGAAGCTGCCGACGACGTTGCCCTGATACTCGGCAGTGGTGTGCAAAATCGCGCCACGGTGATTACCGCCGTCATTTGTGATAAGGTCGATAATCTGATTTTCGGCAGCTTGGACCGTCACCACGCCATCGTTGTCGTTTTCGGCCGCGAAAACCGTTAGCGAGCTAGCGGGGACCGGGGATTGATCCAAACCAATCGAATACGGATTTCCATTTCCCGGCTCTAGCGCGCCGCCCTTATAGCTGGTGACGCTGGCGCAGTTTTCGGCTTCGTAAATGACGCAAAATTGGTTGTCGGTTGCGCTAAGCGCCCACGTTGTTTCATCGCCAACCGCTCGCTTAGCGTAGCACCGGACGATGTTATTACTGTCCCCTTGGAAAGACGAAACTAAGCCGAAGCCCGGGGGCACGTAGAGCCCGCCGCCGAAACCGCCCACGACGAAAACAAGCATATTCCCGGCCGTTGCCATAGCCGGCAGCGTCAAATTGCCGTCGTTCCGCAGCGAGGCTTTTTGCTTGATCGACGGGGATACAGCCGAGCCGCCGCCTCCACCCCCGGCCGTCCCGTCGTCAAATTCGATTTGCAAATTACTATGCTGGTTCGGCAAGCCTCCTTCCAACCCGCGCAGGGACAAGGTTCCACCGCTTTCTTGGGCGACGACAACCGTAAAATAATCCCCGGGTACGCAATCGACCCAGCTCGAAATTGCAGTGTCGCCGGTTTGCCAAGCATTACCGTTGGATACCTGGACAAACGTATCGCCTTGCAATTGGGAATTCTTGGCGAAACCTAGATAACGGTTCGCGCTACCGTTGCCCTGCCATACCATGAACGCCGTGAGCCTCGCGCGGGTTACGTTCGGCGGTACGAAAATCTTTGTCGGTTCCGCTGCACTCCACGCGCTCAAATCATCCCGGATTTCGGTATCGAAGGGCACGGGCGTCCAAGTGTTATGCGCGACGGGTAAATCCGCCACTCGGGAAACTTGGACAAGCGGCGGAACCCAAGAGCCGCTACCGCCCCCACCGCCTCCCCCACCGCCTCCGGTTTGGTCGGCCCAAGCAAAATGACCGTCCGCAGCCGAAGCCTTGACCGGAACTTGCCCGGTATCCCCGCCCGACGGCAAAAGGTAATACTTATTCGACGGCGGGACGTAAGCGGGGCTCGTCACCACTTCGGTAATCGTCGGATAAGTGAGCCCGGCGAAGGACCACGCGGTTGTCCAGGTTATACCGTCGTCGGAATATCGGATATTGCCGGCAAGCGGGCGCTCGTCGGTTTCGTAAGACGGATGAACCTGGATCGCGACTTGGGTAACGGAAACAGGCTCGTCATAATGGAAGCCAACCCATAGCGTCCCGGGGCCGGTGTTGTCCTGGTTTTGGCTTTCCCATACGCTTTCCCCGTTCCCGTCGAACGCGAGAGCCGCGACGTTGCCGCCGTAATTGCCGCCCTGGATAGCCGTCCCAACGGAAGGAATGCGCGGCCCTCCCGGAGTAGCGCGGAAAATCAGCTCCGCAACGAGAGCATATCGGCCGTCGCCTTGCTGCGTCGACTGTAGGGACCAATAGGCGTGCTTGCCGTAGGGCTGGGAAACTCCGGGATTGCCCCCGAGCCCGTTCGCCGGGTCGACCCAAGCCGGCGCATCCGTCTGATATTCAATGACGTTGCCGGGCGCTGCTCCGGACGGGAGCCCGCCGCCCCCACCGCCACCCCCGGGGCCGGGAACCCACATGCCGAGCGCGTCACTCCAAACGAGCGCTTCCCCGTCTTCCGGCTGTTCGTCGGCCACGTTGTTCAACGCCGAGAGCATCACCGGATAATAATTGGTCATCGCCCCAATATTGGGGTTCGTGAAAACTTTCGTCTGCGCGTTCGTCGTCCATTCGGCGTCCGCAACGAGCCACATGGTTTCCCAAACAAGCCCGTCGTCGGAACAACGCACTTCGAAGACTTCCGGGGAGCCGCCGACGCTATCGCCGCCGTCCCGAAGCTTAATCATCACTTCTTGAACGGTAATGGGATCGTCGTAGTTGTATTGGATCGTCGAAGCGCTGGTGCCGGCAGTGTGCCAGAAAGTCCCCGCGTTATTGTCGAAGGCTTTCGAAGCGAAACCGTCGCCTAGAACACTGCTCGCGCTCGCCACGCCGGGGCCGACAAGCTGGGGAACGCCGGGCGTCGTGCGGAATTGGATTTCCGCGAGCATGATAGACGTGTTGGGATTGCCGGACTTATTCGAGAGAATATTGAGCTGCCAGATTTTCCGGGGTTGCGATCCGGCCGCATAGTATCCCGACGGGCCGACTTCGGTAGGCTCGACATTTCCACCGCCCGCGCTCTGTCCAGGCTTGAACATGCCGGTTTCATCATCGAAAACGAGCGTGTCGCCCGGCTCGGGCGGCGTCGAGAAATCTACGTCGTTCAAGTCGTCCAGGCTGGCGTCTAGCGTCAACGTGCGATCCGAGCCGAGCGTGCCACCCCCGGAAAGGCCATTGCCGGCGATGATCGAGCGCAGCGCGGCCCAATCGGCAATCGCTTGCTCGACTTGTTCGGCCGTGACGCCCTTCGAAATGTCGAGCTGCCGCGCCTGCGCCCACCGGATGAAATATTCCGTAGGCCGGCCGTCGGCGCCGACAATGGGGAACTGCTGGCTTAGGGGCTGGGATTTGCCGGCCATTACTTGGCTTCCGAATTCGGGTTGATATCGAGGCTATCGACGCGGGCGAACGCGCCGTTATCCGTAACGCGGAAGAGCCGGCCGGGAGCGCGCACGAGCCCGAGATTGCGCCAGGAAAATTCCTGCTCGTAATCACCTTCGACGGCAGTGTGCGTCACTTCGGCTTTGACATAAGTATGCCCCTGGTCATCCGAGTATTCGAGCGTGACGATATTTTGCGGCGTCGCCGGCTCCCCCAGGCTGGCCGTCAGGTAGACGCCGAAGACTTGAACGGTATCGCGTCCCCGGGCCGGGATTTGCGCCATGGACACGCGCGGAAAGGTCCGGGGCTCATCGTCGATATGGCTCCCGTCGGTCCCGCGATCCGGGTTGAGAACCCAAAGCGTGCCCGAGCTGTCATCCCCTACGATGACGTTGCTGCCGAACGTGCCCGGGATCGTTCCCGAGCTATCCCAATTCATGCCGACGGTTGCACGCCACCCGGGAAGGTCGCCGGTCGACCACCAGGACCATTGCTTGGTCGTCAGGTCATAGACGAGCGTTTTGCCTCCCGTGCCGAGCTTGAGGACGAAGAATTCGTGCCCGTCGAGCGTGAAGCCCCAAGCGCGCAGCTTAGGCGACGTGATCCGGCCTTTCGCCACGGCCAGGACCGCCGCTTGGCTGACGTGCATTTGCTGGGATACCCGGCGCTGGACGAAATTCACCGCCGCTTGCGTGACCTGAATTTCATCGGCGGGGATATTGTAGACGGCAAGCGAAATCCCCTGAAAGACGTTCAGCTTTTGCGACGATTGCCGAACGACTGCAAAGGTACGGGATTGCTCGACGCGAATTTCAGGGGTCGCCATAATTAAGCCGTCCGGTTGAGCTGGAGCCGAGCCGCGTTGACCGCCGCAGGAAGCCACCGGGCTCCCGTCTTCGGGTCAATCTCGAACACGTCGCGCCAGTAGGTTTGAGCGACGGTGATCGGGCGGGTTTCGCCTACTGCCGTCACCGGGCCGGCTCCAGGGCTGGAGATAAGGCCCGTCTGCAAGAAACCGTCGCCGCCGTCGCTCTTCGCCGCGCGAACGTAGGACACGAGAGCCCGCACGCTGGTAACTTCGTCGGGGAGGTTCGTCATTTCCGCGACGTAGGGCGCCGGCAACGGCAAGTCTTCCGCGAACAGATATTGCGCGTTGTTCGGCGGCGAGTTGTCCAGGATCGAAAACCCGTTGGCAGCTCCGAACGGCGTCCAGTTAAGCGACACGTCCGCCGACGGGATTAGCGTCGCCACCAGGACCGAGCCCAAGAAATCGTTATTCTCGCTGCCGGCGCCGTCCCAAACGACGAAATCCTTGACCCAGTAAAGGACCGTGGGACCGCCGAAGTTATTCGAGTTGCCGAAGCTCGTCTGCGCAATCTGCGGCGAGCAAGGGATTTGCGGGGTTTCCATGACCGCGCGGCCTTCCACGCGAACTTCGGCGCTAAGCTGCGCCGGGGCGCCGGCCTGAACGTCCCACCGGACTTCAATGTGATACCAACCCTTGGCCGTCAGCACGGGGGTTGCCGTCATCGAAATCAAGTTGTCGTTCGGGTCCATGAACGCGATAGCGCCGGTCGGCGTCACCCGCAAAAAGCCCATCGTATCATTTGCCGCATTGCGGGCGAAAGCGAGCATTGGCGTCGCGACTAAATCGACGGGAAGCGTGTTCATCCAGAGACGGAACGCAACGCCCATGCTCGTCACGCCGCCGTTCTGGAGAACGTAGCGAATATCCGTGATCGACGTATTGTTGCCGCCGACTTGGCACCGCAGCGCTTTGCCCGCCGTGATGCCGTCGGGATCATCGTTGATTTCGACCGGACCGACTTGGGCGTAGACGCCTTCCAGCATCCGAGCGGTTTCGCCCCCATAGACGGAAAAATTATCAGCGTGAAGGATCGACATTCGATTTCCCCTTAAGGTGCGATATAGCTGGTGGAAGCGGCGATGGCCCGGCGAATTTCTTCCGATATGTCTGGCGTCGAAATCAGCTCCGGAGAGCCGCCGCGCATAGCGAAAACGCCGCCGTTATTGTCGACGAGAATTAGCGTCTCGTTCATGGCGGTTGCCGTGCTTTCCCACGAGCCCCGGTCCAGGACCGCGCCTTGCAGCCGAAGCATCGGCGTATCCAGGTCGCCCGACGGATACCACACTTCGGTCGTGCTTTCGCCGGTCAGCCAAAATTGATCGCCAAAAACTTCGACGCCGGTAAGGCCATCAGGCGAGCGCTCGGCCGTCGCATAATTGAACGGGTCCACAACGATTTCACCCGGCTCAATCCAGTAGAACCGGCCGCGATAGCCTTCGATCTGCGCGGGGATGACGATCACGTAGGACGAGATAACCACCACGTCCACGGCGCCGATTTCGTCGGGCATCAGGACTTGCGTAACCGACGGAAGCCCGCCGCCCACCAGGAAGCCCGGGTTCGACCAATTGAGGCCGGCGCCGGTTTCTGACACGACGATATTGTTTCCGTTGCCCCCGTTCAGTCGAGCCACGACGGTCATTTCGTTTGTCGTGTAGCTCACGGCGCGCACGTCGGCATTCTCGACAACGCCCGTCGAATAATTCGAGCCGGGAATTCCGCTGTCATTGATCGCCTGCGCCAGCCACGTAAACGACTGGACCGACGAAAGCCCCAACGTCACCTTCCACGGGTTCGCTTGCGTGCCGTCGGGCGCCCCCACGTCGGTCCCGCCGTTCGTGAACGTGTAATAGCTCGCCCCGATGCGGATAACGTCCCCATTGGCCGGAACGCCCTGGAGCGTGTTCTTCGCGTACCCGTTGCCGGTGTAGACGTAGAGCCCCGCGCCGTCCGCAATGAACAGATATTCCGGCGTGTCCCCGAGCTGCGCCGTTGCCGCCATGCTGACGGTTCCCTGCGGCGGGGACTTCAAGCCGGCGTAAATCATCGTGCCGGCGCGCTGATTTGTCATCCGGTAGATTTCATCGCCGGAGGCAACGAACAGGTCGCCATTGAACGAGCCGGCTTCCGACTGCATCCCCCGGATAGGGCCGGCGCCGAGCTTCGCCAGCGGAACCATTCCCGGCCGGGCGATAAGAGCGGCGCCGTCTTCGGACAGGAAAGGGTTTTTCTCGAAATACCGATTGCGCTGGACAAGCGCACCCGCACCGGCAACGCGGCGGCGGAAATCGCTGGTAACGAAATTGACCCTGGCCATTAGATGACCCTCCCACGGTTCCAACCGGCCGTGCTGCCTCCGGACCAATCGCCGGTAATCCCGTTATCGAAAGACTGCCGGGACATGAAAGCGATATCCGGGTTGATTTCGAGCGGCGACGACTGGAGATAGCGGGCAACGAATTGCTGCCGCATTTCTCCGAGCATACCGGCCTGCGCTTGGCTGATCCCGTCCCGAGCATAAACGGGGTTGAGCCGCATCGCCAAAAGAAGGACGAACATTTCGTCGAATTCTTCGGGGAACGGCATCGGGTCGGTAATCAGAAGCGGCGCGATCCGGACCCAAGCGGACAGGTCGGCGCGGTAGAACCAAACGGGGTTCGCGCCGTTCGTCTCGACGACTTGCTGCATTTGGCCGTCCACCGCCCGGCCGTTGCCCGTTACAGTGATCGGGAACGCTTGCAGACGATTGAAAGGGTCGGAGATACCGACGCGAGCCCCGTCGCTCGGGGACGGCGGCAGATAGACGGTTAGCGGCGCCTCATTCGATGCGATCAGCATAGAATTCTGCGGAATGCGATCAAAGCAATCGAACTGCACCGGGTCTTTCACGCCGACGTTGCCAAGCGGGAAAGGCGTCAAGCTCTCCCCGGCGCTGGTTCCGTAGAGGAATTTCACCAACGTACTTAGAGTGGTCATCGCCCGCGTCGTCTGCGTAGGCGTGGCGTGCTGCAATTCGCTGGTCAGGGCCGCTTCGAAAAAGCCACGCTCGATAATTTCAGCTACCGCCGTCATGGGGAAAATTCCTTACTGCGCCGGGGCCGGGATCGTCCGGAGCCGCGATTGGGTGTAACGCTCGATAAACTGCTGGTGTTGCTGATCGAGGCGGGCTTTGCTTTCCGCCGAGAGCGCAACGCCGTGGCGGGGGTTCAGACGGAAGGCGAGCCCGATAATGAAAAAGTCGTCGAAATCCTCCGGGAAGGGCATTTCGGTTTCTGGCGTCAGCGGCGCGATCAGAACCCAGCTCGCCACGTCCGATCGGTAGAACCACTGGAGCGAAACGCCGGCTTGCTCGACGACAATCGGACCCGTCTGGCCGTTGATTTTCCGGCCGTTGGGATCGAGCGTGAGCTTGTTCGTGTCGAAGGTGCCGTTGGCGTCCACGACGGAAAACCGCTGCCCGTCCTGCGGGAGAGGATCGAGCTTAAACGTGGTCGGCTGCGAAAGCGTCATAATCAGACGCGAATTCGGCCGCACCGTGAAATCGTCGATAGACGGAAGGGGAACCCCGTTTGGCCGCGTCACCGACGCCGAACCCACGTTCCAATCCTCCATGATATAGCCCACGTCGTTTCCGAGCGTGGACAACACGAGCGCCTGGAGACGCCGAAGCGCCTCCGCTTGCTCGCCGGGGGATGGCTGCGCGGTGATCGCGATAAGGTTGGTTTCCCGCATCGCGTCGGTAATAATGTCGGCAGCTTTGGTCATTGGGGGTTCCCCTAGTCGTCCAGGATTACAGGTCGAGCGTCTTCGGCTCGCCCTGGCCTTCGGGGCGGGTAACGCCCACCTTCATGCGCCAGAGGCCGGCCTTTGTCTTGTTCTTCGTAGCCGCGTGGAGGTCGGGGTTCCAAGCGACGCCGGCCGCGTCGGTTTCGGCGCCAGCGCTCTCGCCGCCGTCCTGGCCGTTGTTCGTCGGCGGGATCGCGGGAGCGGCGTTGTCGACCGCAGCGGCGCGATTGTTTTCGGTATTGACGGGTGCCGGCTTCGCGCCGCCCTTCACCTTACCGCCAACGCTCCAGCCGGCCGGCACGTCGCCTTCGGCATCGAACGACTGGCCTTCACCGTTGGGGCCAGTAGCCCACTGCGGCCAATCCTGGTGAACGTAGGGCTTGCCTTCGTCCTTGGGAAGCAATTCGGTCATTTTACTTTCTCCTTCGGGTTGAACTTATGCAGCCTTGCCGCGCAAGAAAACGGCGGGGTTCGCCGGTTGCGTGTACGTCGTGAGGCTTGTCGAAAACAAAAGCTGAATTCCGGCGCCAAAACGGTCCGGGATATTGTCGATGGGCATAGCCGCCGTAGCGCCAGCCGCAACCGCGACGACGTTCAGCACAAGCGCCGCCGTGAGAGCCGCACCGGCAGCGGGGGCGGCGGCAGCATTGTAAGCAATCAGGAAGCCAGCCGTTGCCCCGGCTGTAATCGACGCGCTGACAAGGTTGCCGGCTGTCCCCTTAAGCTGGAGCTGGAAAGCGCCTTGTGCCACGAGAGGGACGACGGCAGCGGCGGCAGCGGCCGAAGCGGCGCGGACGAAATACGTTCCCGAAGTGTCGCCTCGCTGGCGATCCCAGGTTGTGCCGTTGAAGACGTAGCCACGGGCGACGACGGATTGCTTGTCCGCAGTAGCCGAAACCGCCGAGCCGTCCGCGTTGTCGGCCGCGAGAGCCGGCGACGTACCGCCCGCGCCATAGGTGACGGTAACTTGCAGCCTGCCGTTGCCGTCGGTTTTCACTTGCTGCGGGACGTTCCCCGTAGGGTTTACGCCGTGGATTACTGCCTGCGACATTCTAAATTCCTTCCTGGAAAACAAAAACCCCCTGGCTCGGGTGAACCAGGGGGTTTCCGTCCACCCGAACCCGGAGAACTAGGCCGGCCGAATTAGAACGCCGCGCCGCCGTTGATGCGGACCGCTGCCCGGCGATTGCGGATATTCGCGTTCAGCGCCACGTCGAAGCGGACCGAATGCGCGCCCGTGTAGAAATCGCTCCACTGCCACATGCGGACGGTGATCGGAATACGCGAGAGCTTCTTGCGCATGGCGATGCCCGTCGCCGGCATGATAAGCGGAATGGTGTCGACCACCACCGCGTCCTTGCCGAGAATGAGACGCTGACCGAAAGCGGTATTCGGGGCGCCCATGAACGTCACCGGGGCAGCGTTGGCGGGAGCCGCCGTCACCGTGCCGTGCGCGCTGTTGATGTTGATGTTGTCGCCAGCGCCCGAGCCGGGGACGATCATCGCCGGGAAAATCCGGACAGTCGCGGCGCCAGCACCGTCGGCCACGAAATCGTCAACGAGCGTGAACTGCTGGAGACGCGAGGGATTGACGGGAGCCTGCTTCCGCTGATCGAAGGCGAAGACGCCGCCAATCGTGAAAACGTCGCCCTTCTTACCCGTTGCGCCCGCGCCAAGGCCGGCGAGGTTCAACGTCTGCGAAAGGAACTGACCGTTCGCGGCCGAAATTGCCACGGCGGCATAATTGACGTTCTGCGCAGCACCGGCCACGGTTCCGCCCGTCGCAACACGGGTGCCCGTGGTGAACGTCGGAAGCTGGTTGGTGAATTCGGTCGGCAAGCCGGCCACTTCCGAACGCCAGCCGCGCTTGTAAGTGTCCGTCGCCATGCCGGAAAGAGCGGCCTTGTTGATAACGCTGTCGCCCAGCGCGCCACGGTCGTAGTGCGTGAGGATCGCCTTCATATCGCTGTCGGCCACGCCTTCTTCCTTGAGGCGCGTGATACCCATCGCCACGTCGGCGTAGTTGGCGATGACGTTGCCGATAACGCCAGTCTGGTTGTTCGCAGCGGTCGCCGCAATACCGATGATATAGGCGTCGATCTGCTCGGCCATGCTGGTCGCCGCGCCGGTCAGTGCCTTGCTCTCGCGAGCCGCGCCGATATCGCGGATTTTGACGAAATCGCCCCAGCCCATGTTCGCGTTGAACGTGCCGTCAATCGTGAACTGCTCGGAACCGAACACGGCGCCGTCGGTGCCGGCCGACAAATCCTTGACGCCGTTCTGCGTGCGCGTGATCTTGAAGCGCGGTGCGACCTGCTCGACGACGGTGAGCTTGTTCGTGTCGTCCAGCTCGCCCGAATGCTCGTTCCACGAAACGGCATCGCCCGAAACCAGATTGTCTTCGAAAAGCATCACGAACGTATTCATGACGAGCTTGGCTTGATCGACTGTAACGGAACCCATGGGGAACCCCTTTCCTTGGTTGAACACTGAAACCGAAGGGGCTCCCCCGGCTTCAATTACTTATCCTTGTAGAACAACTTTCGGAAGTCATCGAGATTATCCGTGTCCGCTCGGATCGGATTACTCGCATTTCGTCCCGAAGGCGCATTCGACGGCGGGGGCGTAGCGGCCCGGGGCTTGTGCCGAGCCTTTGGCTTCGCCGCCGTAATTTCCGCATCCTTTTCCGCGACGTACTTCAATTGCTGGAAAGGAGAGAGCTGGGAAACCCGGAGAGCTTCGGCTTTGTCCTTCGCCAGCGCGTAAAGGATCGCGGGGCCATTGTCGGCGTCGGCTGCGGCGGTGAACGTGGTTTCCGTAAGCTGCCAATCCCCCTTCAAACCGCCTTCGACCACAAGGGTTTCGAAGTCGTCGAATTGGTCGGCGCCGGCTTCGGTCAACAAGTCCGCCTTGGAACGAAGGTTGGTCAGGTGTTCAGTTACCCGAGCTTCCTCCGCTTGCTCCTTTTCGGTCTGGAGCCTGCCGTTGAGTGCCTTCGCCACCTTCTGGTCGGCGGTCCACTCAATCATGTCGGTAATGAACCCGTCGTCGAGGACGCCAAGCGGGTATTTCGTCGCGTCGCTAGGGTCGGGACGTTCGCTCGTATCCGCAGAATTATCACCGGCCTTCGGAGTTGTCGAGCCCCCATTTTCCAGGGCAGCAATCCGCTGCTCCATCGTTACCCGGGCGGCGCGTTCCTCGCGAACACTGCGCTTCAAATCGCGGATATACTGCGCTGTGTCCCGCTTCTTCGGCTTCGGCTTATCGCCCTGGCCTTCCTCCCCATCCGGGGTATCGTCGCGGTTCTGGTCGCCCTCGTCGCCTTCCTCGCCTTCGTTTCCCGCGTCAGGGGCAGCACCACCATCCGCACCGCCCGACTTGTCCGCGTCGGCGTCGTCGCCGTTTCCCGCGTCGTCGGGGATATCCTGCGTGGCGCCCCGGCCGCGCTGTTCGGGATCGCGGTTATCGTCGCCGGCCATCTTGTCCGCCGCACTGGCGAAGCCCGCGCCGACTTCAATACCGTCGTCGCCCGTCGCGCCGCCCTGCTCGTTGTCGTCCTTAAGCACCCGTCCCCGCAGGAACGTCGTCGAGAGATAGAGCGACTTGCGCTTTCCCCGTCCGAAAATCTTCATTTACTGTTCTCCGTTGGTTTTGCCCGGTTGGGCGGTCTTACTCGCATTGACGGCGAGATTTGCTAGGTCGCGCATTTCGGCATGGTCCTGCCGACGATCCTCGTCCTGAATTGCGTTGTGCTGATCGTAGGCGGCGAGAACTTGCGACACGTCGCGGTCCTCGTTTTTGCTGTCCACGTCCAGGCGGCGGCTTTGCGCGTCCATCTGCGCTTTGTAGGCGTTGGCGCGTGCGGCTTCCGCTTGCGCGAGACGAAGGTTCGCCTGCGCTTCGGTATTCTTGAGCGTGACGGTAGCATTCGCCATTTCGAGCTGCTGCGCCTGCGCCTGCTGCTGTTGGTTCGCCTGCATAGCCTGCTGCTCTTCCGGCGTCATTTCGTCGACCGGAATTGTTCCCGGGGGCAGCATCATCCGGAAGCGCTTCGCAAATTCGTCCGCCTTCGGCCAATCCTGCGCCTCTGCCACAAGGTCCATGACGGCGGCGCCGGCCTGCGGGATCGCATTTACGAAAGCCATCATTTGTTCGGCTGCGAGCGTGCGCTTGGTTTGCGTTGCCGGGCCGACGCTGACCGTAATTCCGTACTTGCCCACGGTTACGTCGCTCTCGGGGTTCGTCGGATCGTTCAGTAGCGCCATGACGCTTTTCCCGTCGCGGCCGACAATTGCGACCATGCGTTGCGTGTCGTAAATATACGGGATCAGCTCATTGATATTTTTCGCGCACCGTTCATCCGCCAGACGCAGACGGTCATGGTAGACGAAGCTCCCCAGGTCGGAAACCATTTGCCGCTGCTGGATGGCCTTGCCGGAAACTTCGTTGCCGTTCTGCCCCAGGCTCGCTTCGTGGATATTGGAAATATCCTTCAAGTCCTGCATGGACGCGAGCGTTTCGTTCATCAGGCCGGCGTCAACGCCCGGGGGCGGGATATGCTCGGGCTTCGTTTCCCCGTCATTGTAGAACATGAACGGATCGTCGGAATTTGCCGAACGCCTCCAGCGCGCTTCGTGGCCGCGAACGGCTTCGGGCGTCGTCAGCCACTTATTGCGCGGCGCGGCGACGAGCTGTTCAGCCTGCATCGAGCGCCAGTAATTATGCAAGCGCTGCGGGTCTTTCAGGAACCGGATCAGGCCAAAGCGGTGCAGCGTTTCCCCGTCCGAAATTTCCCAACCGGGAACGCGATAAATCGGGATCGACGAAATCGGGTAATCGAACGGACCTTCCAGCACGTCTTTCCCGCTGCAAATATAGAGACGAGCGAAACGGTTGGGAATTTCCCGGGTGTAGGGCGTGCCGTCGTCGCGCACTTCGACTTCGTTGATATACTCGTATTCTTCCAAGCCGGTTACGTCGTGCGTCGTGCCGTCCTGCATGAGCGCAAGCGTCTTCATGCCTTCCGTCACCATGCGCCAATAGCTGACGACGCGCACCGTGTCTTCGTCGAGCCAATAGCCCGTCTGGTTCCACGCCGTACTATCGGCAAACGACGTTTCCGCCGCCCACGGCCAGCGCGCCTTGAAATCCTTGCGCGGCATGTCTTCTTCGACCCAGCCGAAACGCGCATCACCGCCCGACGGCTCGACAGAAAGCGGATCGAACGTCGCGGCGTAGGGATCGGGGATATGGCCGATAGAAATCTGCTGTTCGAATACGTCGTCGCCGGCATAGTCGATTTTCAGGCAGAACGCGCCCTGCCCGCCGATAACCTGATATTTCAGGGCTTCGTCGCGAGCGAGGTCAGCTTGGGAATTCTTGTAGATCGAGCGAATGAGCGCTTCCCGCAGCTCGGCTTGCGGCTTCGTGCCTGCCTTGTCGGGCCACACGCGGATTTCCGTTTCGTTCATCAGGCGATTGCCGACGATTTGCGCCATGAAGGCGACGAGACGGTTGAAGGTCAGGACGGGCTTGCGCTGCGCCTTGCGACGCTGGCGAACGACTTCTTCCCACTGCTCGCCAACGGTAAACTTCGCGTCTTCCTGGCCGGCGTCCTGGTTGTGCTGGTTGAAAGACTTGGCGCTCTCGTAGCGCTCCCGCATTTCCTTTAGGAAATCTTCGGCATCGTCATAGCCCGACGGCGTTTTTGCCCGCGTCGCGGCGTTCGGGTCTTTCTCAAGTCCTTGAACCCAAGCCATCGTAAATTATCCCATCCAGCCGGTATCGCAATCCTCAAGCGGATCGTACCCCGAAAAAACATAAAACCCGTCGTTGTCCCCAACGCCGGCCGCGTCTACCCGGGTAAGCGTCCCGGCCTCAAAGCTCTTCTGAACTTTGGGCTTCGACCATGTATCAAAGAATTCCTTGACTGCAAAGGTCAGCGCGAGGCTATCGCCTTCGTCTGGACTGCGGACGCCGCGCCCCTTCATGTCCACCTTGCTCTCAAGTAACCAATCGTTATTCGCCCGGAATTTTTCCTTCGGAGCCGACAAGTCGGAAGCAAGACTGTCCTCGTCGGGGATCGCGCCGCCTTCCTTGAGCCAATCGCGCATGTCTCCCCACATTTCGGCCCGCTTGTTTACTGGCCCGGCGCGCTTCGGATTAGAGAGCTTCGCCTTGGAAGTGCCGCCGAAGTCTATGCCCTTTACTATCGAAGCATATTTTGGGTTCATATTGCGAAGCGCGGTGACTAGGTATGCGCCAATATTGCCCCGGTCAATACACATGCGGGAGGGCTTATCAGTGTCCAGGATACGGGAAAGCCACGCTAGGGCTTCCTCTTGCTCCAGCTTGTTCCGCGCCTGGACCTTGTAGCACAAATCCCCCCGGCGCCACGCGACCGAGAAACGGTCCCCGCCGCCCCCGGCCGGGTCGACGCCGATAATCAGCGGCGCGTCGGGCATTTCGACCTTGCGCTTGCGGGCGCGCATGACCGTCGCCGCCTTGATGAAAATCCCGTCAGTGTCGGCCGACGCAAACGCTTCCGTCACGTCGATAGGGTATTCCTGCCGGAATTTGCCCGATGATCCCAGCTCGTGGATTTTCGAACGGCGCCACAACATTTGGCTATCCGTAAGCTGGTGCATTTCCTGGTATTCGGCTTCGGGCAGCTCGCCGTCTTCCTCCGCTTCGGGCTCGGGATAGAATTCGCCTTGCTCGCGATATTCTCGCTGGACGATCCACGGCACGAAGACGGAGCGATAGCGGCCCTTCCCCTTCATCGCGTCCATATAGCGGTTGTAGAATTCGCCCACGGGGCCGGCCGACGTAGTTTCCAGCCAGATTTCAGACGGCGGCTTTACCCAACCGATAATGATTTCAGGGCCGCGCATTTCGAACGGCAGCGGGTTCGCCGGCCGGCGCCATAGCACGCCCTTTTCGCCGCGCACTTCATCCACGCCCTGGACCGACGACGAAAAGTGGTCCGAAGCGTTCGGCCACCATGCGACTTCCGAGCCGTGGAAGAACGAAATAGCGCCGCCGCGCCCGCCCGCCTTCTGACCGGCCGTAGCAACCGAATAGCTGGACCCGCGCTTGGCGAATTCCAGCGTCTTCGCGTTGTCGGTGCCGACTTGCGGCGGAAACGGGTTTTTCTGCTGCATCAGGTCGACCATGCCGAAAAGCGTTTCGGTCGCCTTCTGCTCGTGCGTCAGAATGTAGATATTTTGCCGGTCCCACAAAGTCGCCCGCCAGTATCCCCGGGCGGCGACGTAGGTGGAAAATCCCTGCCGTCGACCCTTGAGGCCGGCAAGGCGCACCCACCCTTCGGCGTCCAGCATCGTTTCGGCGGCGTCGTGCAGAATATTTTGCGCTTCGTTAAGTATCAGCGGCTCCAGGTCGCCGGTCTTCGTGCGGATGCGGATCACGTCACGGCAAAACAGGTGAAAGCCGGTTTCGTCCTGTTTCCACTGCGCGGCCTTGTGCGTTAGGTAGCGGGCGCGGACTTCATCCGTCGAAATCCCGTAATCCGCCGCTAATTTTGGAATATCCACCCGCTACCCTTTTCTTACTTGCCGTCGCTGCGAATTCGGTCCGCCGCGTCGCGGATTTCAATGGCCCGAAGGTTCAGCTCTTCCATGCGGGCCATGAGTGCATCGTAAAACAGACGCGAATGATAATGGTCGCGCTCCAGACGGTCGATGCGCTCGTGCATTTTGGAGTTGTCGACGAAGAGAAATCCGACGCCGATAATCAGAATGAAGAAGACGAAAATTTCCATAGCTACTTCCTCCCCGCCGTCCGCAGCGCCGTCGTAATCAGCTCGATATGCCGCAGGATCGTCTTCCCCAGCTCGCCGGCCGCTGCCCTGCCCGCTTCCTCGCCGGTCGCCGGATCGCTAGCCGTAGCGTGCAGCTCTTCGATCACAACGGCAAGCCGGGTCATCGCCATGCGCTCGTCGCGCGTCGCCCGCGTCAAAGGTCGAAACTCGGCTGATCGGGGGTCGGCTGCGGCCCGTCCAGCACGTCGGGAACCGAATAGCCGTCCAGCTTGGCTTCCGCCAGCACTTGGGCCATGTCTTCGACGACTTCGCGCTGTTTTTTGCGCAGGAGGTCCATTTGACCGCGATAGATATCCAGACTTTTCATAGATCGTACTCCGAAGCGGCCTTCGCCGCGTAGAAGGCTGCGAATTCGTCTTCCTCTTCGACGGGAGCCGGCACCGGGGCGGGCTTCGTCGTGGCGATGACAAGCGGGAACATTTCGTCGAACGGCGGGGCGCCAAGCTGCTGCGCTGCGCATTTCAGGTCCGCAATAATCCCGGTGCCAAGCCACGGGTAAGATTTGTCACGGGATAGCTGATTTGCCCATGTGTTCAGCCGGCGCCCGAGCCCTTCGGGAATGCCGAATTGCGGAAGGTCGGCCATCAGTAATCGCCGCCGCGTGCGTCTTCGTGCCGGCTGCGCAAGCTACCGATACGCTGGCCCGCATCGTTCGCACGTCGCGTTTCATTCTCACGCTTCCAGGCACGTTCATGCGTTGCGGAGAATGACGTGTCGAAACGGCCGGGCGTCGGCGGGAATTTGGCGTCGTAGAGCCTTTCCACGTCGCTGCGCAGAGCGCTTTCCTGGTTCCGCGCGCTATCGTAGAGCGTGAAGAGAATTTCGCGCAGCTTGGCCGGCGAATACTGCGGACCGCTCATTGCGTCCAGGACGTGTTTTTCCGCGTAGGAGACGGCTTCCGGCATTGCGCGCTCCGGCTGCGGCCGAAGGATCATAGCGCGGAGGTTTTCACGGGCGAGGTCGACATTCAGCGTGCGTGTCTCTTCGGGGACGAAATCCGCCAGCGCATCGAGCGCCATGCTTGCCACGTCGGAAAATTCCATCAGCAAGTTGGCGACGAATTCGTAGTTGATATTCGGGCTCACGTCGCGATCACAGCCGCCGATATAACGGCCGAACCGCTCGTGCGCTTGCTGGAAAGCTAATTCTCGTTTTTGGATAGTCATTGTGGGTTCTCCTTCCACGTTGAATTTTAGAGGTCGAAAATTATCCCGTCGTCTTCGTCGGGCGGCGGCAGCGCCGGCACGTCGGTCCACTGGCCGTCCATCGGCGCGTTCTCCAGTCGGGAAATCGCGTCGTCGATAGTAACCGTGCCCGACACGTCAACTTGCGCCGAGCGCTGGACGAGCTTCGGGAAAAGCTTGGTATAGAAGTCGGTCGGGTTGGTATCGGCCCACGACGCCATACGCTGGAGCCCGCCCATTTGCTCGAAACAGGCCATGACGACGGCGCCGGCATACCGCCCGACATGCTGGTAGGCTTCGCCCGATATGTGCCCGATTTGGGCCACGGCGCGGCTAGGCGTCAGGTCGGGGAGCGGCAGGGGCGGGAGATCGTTTTGCATACTTGTCAATACCAAACCGAAGGGGCGCCGTCTAGCTCTACCAATAGGCTTTCTTGAGGCGCGTGCCCGCGTCCAGGACGGTCGACGAGTAATCCAGGCAGACTAACCGGCCTTCGATCAGCCCGAAGTTTTCGCGCTTCACGTCTGTCAGGAACCCGGGGAGCTTGTCGGGCAAGCGATAGTCCCACGGGATCGGCTCCGCGCGTGTCTGGAGCAAAATGCGCCCGTCGGGGCTCATATACTCGACCGGGGCCAGCCACTTCGCCACGGCCGGCGCGTGCTGGTAGTCGCCCCAAAAGCGGCTCTCGAATGCGTTGGCGAAACTGCGGTTCACCTTCGTATCGTCTTCGACCTTCACAACCAAATCCCGGCGAATTCGGCAGGCGAAGACTTTGCGGTGAATTCCCTCCCCGATCAATTCGCCGCAGAAGAGATTAAATGCGTCCTCGTAGGTTTCTTTGAAAAAGTCGCTCACTTCCAAACCTTCCCCGTATCGCTGACGACTTCCAAAACTTCGTCCTCCAGCCCGACGAATACCGGAATAATCGCCGGCTTGCCGTCTTCGCGGCTCCCGCTCATGACGGACAGGAAAATCGTGTCGGCGCCGTGGTTGCGGATTTGGAAAAGCGCTTCGTCGGAAAGCCTCCAGGCAGAGACGCACGTTGCGCCGTTGTGGAAGCAATGGAGCCAGCCCACCATTTCTTCGTAACCCGGGGGCGGGGCGGCGTGAATGTTCGCGCCTTCGAAGTTGACGGCTTCGCTCATTTGTCTGCTCGGAAAATGAACCAGAGGAAAAGGGCGACGGTAAGGAAACAGGCGACGAAAGTTTTGATATCGTCGGCCACGTCGAATGTGATTGTCATGCTTCCACCTTTTTCGAATAGCTCCCCCGGGGCCGGCCAATGGTCGGGCGCTTCACGGGATTTTCTTCGGACGGAACGACGGGCGGGATATACTCGCGGTGTTCGCAGCTCACGCGGCCGGCGCCGCAGTTAGGGCACGACGACATTCAATAATCCTCCAACGCCCGACGAACCTCGCCCACGCTCATGTCGTCGGGCAGCTCGTCGAGAAAATTGAGCAACGTGCGCGCGAAAATCCGCACATCGTTTTTGCTCGCCATCGGGGTTTTGAAGCTGGAACCACCCGAGCCGGGCGCGGCGCTTTCGAGCGCTTCGATTACGTCGTCGTTCATAGGTCGAACGCCTGTTCCGGATCGCCGGCATGGGCGCGCTTGAGATTGGCAATCTGCTCGGCCAGCTCTTCGCAGTTGCGTTCGTACCCGGGCTTACCGTCGCGGCTTGCTAGCTTTCGCTCCAGGTGCGCAATACGCTGGAGACGCGGGTGTGTATCGGAGGCCATGGCGTTCCTTTCTTGATCCATCCCCGCCATAACGAAAAACCCCCGGAGCCACAAGGGTCCGGGGGTTCCTCTCGGGATCAAGAGGGCGTCGCCGCTGTCCCTATGCGGGACGCCGGCCGGGACGTCAAGTGCCCTTGGTCGCCTCGCCCTGCTTCTCGCTGCCCTTCTCGTCGATTTTGCGCGTGAAGAAATTATCCTCCAGCGCGCCTTCCAAGGTCAGCTCGTCCACTTCGTCGTCCAGCTCCGAAGAATTGGAGTTGGTCAGCCGCAGCGGGTTCGCGCCGCCGCCCGAGAGCTTGAGCGAGCCCACATAGAACGAGCCGTCGATTGCGGCGCCGTTGCCGGCCGTCTCGTCGTCGCTGTCCCGCTCCAGGCCCGACTTCTTCGCCAGCTTGCCAAGCTCGCTTTCGGGCGGGAACGCGGCGTCGGACAGGACTTGCGCCAGGACCGGCTGCGCGACTTCGGTAATCGTGCCGGTGTTCTCGTGGCGAAGCTGGAGCGTGCCGTTGCCGGCCATTGCGAGGGTGATCGCGCCGACGCGGAATTCCCCCCGATAGCCGAACCCCGGGTCCGCCGAAGCCTGCCCTTCCTGGAGAGCGCCCGACACGGCGCCCGCGCCGGTTGCCGCCTGATTGTATTCGGGCCGGCCGTCCTGCGAACCTTCCTTGCGGTCCGTCGTCGAGCGATAGCGGTTGTCTTCGTCGTTCATTGTGCTTCCCTTCCGGTTGAAATCGTTCTCCGCACCCGAGAACGATTTAGATACTAGATTGGTTCCCGTCTTCCGGCAAGCGGCGTTCAAGGAATTGAGTAATAACGGAAGATTTCACAATCCCCATTCGACCGTCCGGACCGATAATCGTCACTTCGCCAATATTCGGCGTCGAGCGCATCGTATATCCGTCCACGTAAAAGCCAAAGTTGGCTTCCACCGGGGCTTCTTCCGTAATGCCGAGAGCATCGGCCATGGCGGCGACGATTTCAGAACAAGAGCGGTGCATGTCCTCAAGTCCTGCCCGGCTTACTGCCACTTGCCCGAGCATTGGAACAACCGTCGTGTCTTCGCCTAGCGGCTCCCCGTCGATTTGCGCTTGGATTGCGTTCTCCCATGCTGGCAAGTCCCGATGGCCCGCGTTGAGGCGCCGGATTTCTTCCGCCTTCTCGGGCGTCAGGAGCGGCGTGCCCATACCGGCGTCGGGCGTCTCGGGGAAGGCGCGCTGCCGGGCTTCGGTGCAGCCGGGGCAGTCGACCATTTCGCGCCAATTGTGGACAGTGCAGAAACCCATGGTTCAGTCCCCTTTCTTCGTCAGCGAGAGGTTGCGAATTTTGTTCGCCACGTTGCCGCCTGCGTGGGGCGATTTGCCGATGATATACGACGCGGCGGCGAGGATGCCCCGGGGGACCGGGATCAGGTCGGCCGACGTGATGATATCGCGGGCGTCCAGGTCCAGCGTCTCTTCGTCGGCTTCTTCCACCAGATCGCGCAAGTCGAGCAAATCGGCGTCGTGGTCGGAAAGGTCGACTACGGTAACGTCAGTGATCGCCGGCCCTTCCAGCGCGTCGGCAATTTCGCCCACTATCGTTCCCAGGTTCCGCAAAAGCTTGCGCGGTACTTCGACGGTTTCGCTCGGGATTTCGTTCCCGTCCTCGTCGATATTGACGAAAATCGTTTCCGGCTTCGTCCAGGGGAATTCGACCGGCACGCGGCTTCCGCCGTGCTGCACCGCTACGCCGTCAGGATAGACGAAAACCTTGCCCTCGACACAATAGGCCGGCGCGTCTTCGCCATCCTTGAAAACCGAGCTGTCCCGCTTGTTCTGGAAAATCGACTTTTCACCGTCCATGCCGATTTCGGTCCATTCGTCGGGTTCGCCGGTCAACGGCGAGAGCGGTTGCCAGCGAAGAATTTTCTCGATTATGCCGATTGCATAGGGCGCCGAAAATCCAGAGTGGCCGGCGAGCGAAAAAGCCCGCAGAACGTCGAGAACGCTTTGCTTGATCGCGGCTTGCATTTCGTTTTCTTCGGCGTCGTCGGTCGGTGGGAAGGCAATCGCCCACTCACGTTCAAAATGCGCGACGTAGTTTCCATCCCGGGCGGCGCCCCGCGACCACTGGACTACTTTCTCCGCAATGCTTTCGATAAACCGCTTCATGTTCTCGTCCTTCTAAAAGCCACCTCGATTGTCCCGATAAATTTCGCGGTATCTAAGTGGGGAAATATGGTTCCGTCACGTCACTATTCGGTGGCGGTCAAACGTCAGAAAAACTTCGTGCCCAAAGTCCCTACCAGAACGCCGACGGCGAAAATTACGGCATAGACGGCAGGCCAAGTCTCGGGTGGCGGAAAATCCAGGTCGCTCGCCTTTTCGTCGGTTCCCTTGAAAATTCCGTCTTCGATCCAGTCGGCAAGGGTTTCGGGCTTCGTGGTTGTCGAAATGGAATTCCCATTGCCCCGGTCCAGGTAGATATCGACGGCTTTTCCCTCGCCGGTGCGGTCCGCTAGGGCAACGGGGCCGAAGCGCATTCCGTGGGCGCTAAAACTCGCGGGATTTTGTGGGTTCTTTTGGGCTGGCGGCATCATGTCGAAATCCCTCTATTGTGAGGGCTCGGGCATAGCGCAGCTAACCCCCGGCCGGCAAGGGGCTCGGGAGGCGGTCAAACGTCAAAATCCGGTCGGGCTGTCCCATGGTGGAACAGAAATCAGTGCGATCGCTCGTGGATGATTGAGATTATCCCAAGGGGGCGCTTCGCTGCGGGGAGAATGGCCTGGGTCACGTAAGGGAACCCCGACATGGGAAAATTGGTTGTCGCCGGTATTTCGACTAGGCCCGGCTCGGCAATTCCCAGCACGAAGCATCCCCCCTCCCCCGGCGATTTTTACCGATAAGCATCCTTTTTTCTTTTCTCGCTGGCCGGCGCGGTCGTCGAGGCTGGACCGCTCCCGAGAAATTCCCGGGCACGAATATTCTCTAGCCTATGCGCAGCTCCGAAGCAATACCGATTTCACGGGCTCGGATAAATTCTCGGAATTCACCGGCACGGCAGCGGGTGGAGCGTCGGGGCTTTGCGATAATTTCCGTGCCCAAAATTCCTTTCGGATATTCCGGAGAGTTTCGGCGGGTAGCTCCCGAGCGGCGGGAGGGTCAAAGGGTCTACGCGGGTTCATGATTTAGCGAAATGACCGGGAAAGATTAAAATTGACCTAAGATTTTCGGCGGCGGGTAAATTCACCGGATGCCAGCCGTTTAATTTGCATCCCGAGCATAAAAATTCCCGGGAGAAATTTCTACCAATCGAAATATTTTTCGGGTGCTTCTAATAGGTGAAATCTCCTTAGTGGAGCGCGCGGCGACGAAGCTTTAGCGGAGGCGGCGAAGCGTAACGGATGAAATCCGATAGCCAACGCGCACACGGGCTAGGGGGAATAGCTAAATCAGCCCAATCATAGCCCACAACGGCAGAAACCCGACGTTTGCGGCGCCCTATCAATCCGGTCTAAAGTCGCTCTAATCGGGCTTTGCAGCGCGCTCCCGAGAGGTACGCGATCAGCGATCAATTTGCGGTGATTAGACTAAATCGACGCCGCTTTGATCCAACATCGGCGGATTTCTGCCGTTTTCGGGTATCAATCCGGAATTATCGGGATCAATTTGAAAAATTACGGGCGAAAAATCAAAATTGATGCTTGACCGGCCGCAAAATTCGCCTAAATAGGGGTTATCGAAACGAACAACGGAACGCAAAAATGTCCCGCCATCCGATCCGCAGCCTAATCATTGACCGCGCAGCACGTCGTAAGCGTCGCCAGGATATCGCCGGAATTCTTCTTATCGTCGCAACGCTCGGCGGTTTCGCCGGGATGGCGTGGGCAGCATATGAAGGCGACAAAGCCAATGGGATCACCGTCGAGCAATCGCTAAAGAATTGGGGTTTCTGAAATGGCGTCTAAGGTCGAGCAAATTCTAGCCGTCATTCGCAATTCGCACGTAATGGGCGAAGACGGGCTGCGGGATTACCATGCTGCCCGAGCTGCCCGAGACGCCAACCGCAAGGGCACGACGCAAGCGCGATTTTCCGCCATGAAAACGGCGCTCAAAAATCACCGCGTCACTGTCTCGCTGGATAGCGGAATGGGCACAATCCGCATTCGCAACAATGAAACCCGCGCCGAATATACCGCGCACCCTTGAAAGGCTCTAAAATGACCAAGCAAGAAATCGAAACGGCGCTGGACAACGGCACGCTATGGGGCGCGATGCGCAACGGCCGGTTCTGGAAGGTCCGGAGGAACGGGCAGACGAAAACCTGGAAAACTCGGCCGGGCGAATTCTCAATCCCGGTGAAGGCTGGCCTAAAGGCTTGCGCTAGGATTGACGAAACGACGATAATCTCCCGGGATGATCGGGGCGCCGAATTCCTGATTTCTGAAACTGACCCTAATTCCTGAATTTCTCGGGCGCCGGATTTTCCGGTTCCCTACTAAATTCAGGCTTGACCGCAGCATCAAAACTGCTAGTTTAGCTAAATCAAGCAAACGAACGGGAAGACGCCATGGCGCAGGTTTTCGAGATTTTCAACGCGGTTGACGGTAAGACGGCCGGCTATCGGTTCGGCATTGAGCGCGCAAAGCAAACTGTCGAGCGTTGCAGCAATATCCCGAATACGGTTTACGATTATCTGCCGGCGCGCGAGGGTTTCTATATCCTGGATATGCGCGACAACGTAAAAATCCCGGCGCTGCGCGACGCAACGGCGGTGTGCTTCCCGACGGAAGCGGATGCGCAAGGTTATGCCGATTTCCAAAATCAGGGAAGCGACACAAATTCTTTCCGCGTTTTTGAACAGGTGCTTTGACCATGGCTTATTATTCCGTCGTTTCGAGCTTTCCCGTTGGCGAAAGCGAAAGCCGCTCTTTCACCCGTCGGGACCATGCTGCGGATTATGCTTACAAAGCCATCCGCGCGCAGTTTGAGGCGCAAGCGCTTCTCGACCGGCCGGCTTGCCCTAAAGCGCTGGCATTGCTTCCCGACGACTTGCGCACAATCCCGGTTGCGGAATGCGGCCGGCGCGTTCTCCGGATCGAATGCGGGTTTCAGCGGGTTGTCTCAATCAACGCGGGATACCCGGCCAAGCGAAAGGCGCGAGCATGACCATTCCTGCAAGGCTCGACCGGCAAACCCGGGAAAGCGGCTATCTCGTCGGGTTCAACCCTATGAAGCGAAAGCGCAAGAACGGTTGGCCGGAGGAAAACCCGCGCCCCTATGCGCTTTATATGCGGTTTGACCTGGATGGCGGGAAGGTCGATTACAAATTTCTCGCCAGTTTCTCGACAATCTCCGCGCTGGAAAATAACTGGCGCGCTCGGGCAGGATGCTAGAACCATGGATAACATCGACCGCGCGATTTACATTATCGGCTCAATTCTCGCTTTCGCCTGGATGGCTTTGACGACATGGCAGAGCATATAACCCGACGGGGCGCCTATGTGCGAAAGAGTGACGCGCACGCCATGGCGCTAGCTCTTCGTCGCGCGACGATCATGCTAGGCGCCCGGAAAGACTTGTCGCCGCTAGAGCGCTGCAAGCTCGCGGAATGGAAAGCGCGCCTAACCCGTTACGGGAAGCGCTATCAGGATTTTGAGCCATGAACGTTCACGAAATTGCAGAGAAATATAATTTGCCCATTCGCAAGCTCAAAAAGCTGGAAGCGGACGGGCTGCTAGTGACGACGGCCGGCGATAGTCGCCCGATCAAAATGCGCGCTTATCTGTCAAGCAATCGGCCGCTCTCTGTCGTCCAGCTAATCGACCTTAAGCGCGATAGCTCCGGAGCGCTGCTAGGGCGCCTTGGCGGGTATCGTATCCGCGCGGAAGAATTGCTGGCAGAGCTTGGCGACATTGCGGCCGGCGCGCATCCTGGCGGGACCGCCACAAGCCGGCTATATGGCGCGGCAATCCTGGAACGGCCGGCGCTCGACGCTCTAGCGGAATGGCTCCGGGAAACTATCCCGCCGCAAGGTTGCAGCTATCACTATGTCGCCACGCGCCTTTTGTGGAACGTGCCGGCCGATCAGCTCCCGCGCGCTTACAAATTCCTCCCGCGCGCCTTGATAAATCTTCGCGCTCTTCCCGAGCTTGCCGGATGGTCGACGAAAGAAAAAGGCGAAGGAACGCGATTTATTCGTCCGAAACCGCTTGACCTCTAGGTGACGTTAGGTTAGGTCAGTTTTAGCAAATCAAGGGAATTGATCCAATGGCACGCAAGGCAATCCAGACGAAGTTTCTCCCGGCGACGAATACCAAGGGATCGCGCGTCAAAGCATTTACCGCCGATCAATCGGTAACTCGCGGTTACGAGCATTGCTTGCACCACTCCGAACGCCATTGCGCAATCGCTATTGAGCTTGTCCAGAAAATGGGCTGGCACGGGTTCTACGTCGGCGGCGGCGCTGCGGACGGTAAGGGGGAAGTCTTCGTGAATGTCGCGACGGATGGCACCTGGAAGCACGCGCGCGGCTTGGCCGAACACAACCGCGCCTCGCACGATAAGCCTTATGGTTTCGAGGGTCAGGATTGGTTCTATATCGCCGGTCCCGATAGCGGCGACGGCGCGGTTTCCACCAAGCTGCGGGAGGGCTGACAATGGCTAGCAAGGTGCAAATCCTTCGCCGCTATCCGCGCGAAGAAAAATGGTCCTTCGTGGCACATGGCGCGGCATATACCCGCGAAGAATTCGAACGAATGAAGAGCGACGCTAACGGGCGCCTAGAGCTGCGCGCCCTTCCCGTCCGCGAAATCAAGGGGAAGTGACATGGCTTTTTGCGATCCACAATTCTCGACGGCCGAACACATTTTCGAATGGGCTCGGAATTCTGGCGACTTGCACGCGCGAATGGTCAAGCTGCTGCATTTCTCGACAATCGCCAAGGCTCAAGCGGCCATTGCGATTGCAAGCGAAGCGGTTCGGCAGATGGTACGCGGCGGCGAATTGCGCGTCGGGGAGGCGCAATCCTTCGACGTTTGTGAAGCTGCGCAAATGCTTTGCAAATGGGAGGGCGACGAATGAGCCCCGATCAATTCGAGGCTCTGGCGGAATGGGTCCGATGGGAGGTTAAGATTGCGGGCGCCATTGGTACGGGTATAACCGGCGCCGCTCTTCGGAATGGCAAAAACATTCGCGACGAAGCGAAAGAGAACGCAAGAAAGGCTTTGGTAAAATGACCAGGAAAACCGGAAAATCTCCCGCTCTAGCCGCGCCCTATGGCGGGGCGCCGGCTGACGCTTCATATTCGGCAATGGCCGAGCTGGTAAAGCCGGCGAAGAAACCCCGCCGCACGAAGGCAATGCTGGCCCGTGGAAGGGCACGGCGCCGCGCGCTGATGCTTTTACCGTTCGGGCATTCGCTGGCTTTCCAGCGGGCTCTAGCGACGCAACCGGGAGCTTAAGGAATGTCGGCGCTCGACCTGGAAGAATTCGCGCAAGCTCTTCGCGTCGGCGCCGATAACCGGCTAGCTGACCTTGGCGCCGAAATCCTGGAGCTACTAGACGGCGCGTGGATGGCGGACGCTTATCTGCAAGCCTTGGAAGGGCTGGAGCGGATAACCGAACAGAAATTCCCGGACCGTGCCGAAGACGAAGTGGCGGCGCTCCATCTTGATTGGATCGAGGCGCGCTTAGCCAAGCTGGAAGAAGCCGACGAAGGGCGCGAAGAAGCCATGGCGGACGCGCTGGAAACTCTGACGGATGCGGCCGGGCTGATTGAGGAAGCCGGCAAGGCCTTTACCGCCATGCTAAAGCCGGCGACATGGGAAGGCGAAAGCCTGGAAACTCTGGAGTATGACCTATGACGGACGAAGTTTTTGCGGTGTCGCCGGCTATGGCTGCGGCCTATGCCGCGTGGGACGCTCCCGCCGACCTCCCGGAAGACTTGACCCGGCCGCAAACGGCGCGCGTCCTGGGGCTTGTGCGTTCGGCGTTTATGGCCGGCTGGAAGGCGCACGAAGAATTCCGCCACCACGAAAAGGTCGCGCGGCTTAGCTTGGGATATTCGCGCGGCTCCGAAAGCTTTTTGCCAAGGCCAATATGGGCGCGTCATGGTTCTTTCGCCCCTGAAACTGCGGACCGGATTGCGGCCTTTGCTCCCCGGGTGCGTCGAATGGTGGCCGGCGATATCGGCTGGTATGACGAAGGCGGGCCATGGCCGGAATACTGGCGCGGACCGATTACCGAAGCTTGGCTATTTGATCCCGACCGGCCGATACGCCGGATGGCCTATGGCGATTTGTTCAATCTCGATATGCCGCTGCGGGCGTCCTGGTGGCCCTGGCGCCGTTGGGCGATTGTCGAGGCTCACGGCTAGGGATAGAGCCGCCCGACCTGTCAACCCCCTAAATCTAGTGGCGTTGACTTCCCTATGACGTTAGGGCAGGTTCTAACGATTGAGCCCCGCAACGTCTGGACAACGCGCGGGGCTCGGGTGGTACTCTTGAACCTTGGGGTGGTATGCCGACTTTACCGGAGCAACTAGCCGGCTGCAAGCTCTTTCCTTGCTTGCCGGGCGATAAGCTCCCCGCAATTGATGGCTGGCAACATCGGGCGACCGATGACGCGGAACAGGTCGAAGAATGGGACCGGCAAATGGCCGGGCTCAATTGGGGAGTTGTCTGCGGCCTCTCGGGGCTCTTCGTTTTCGATATCGACCCGCAGGGACAAGCGGCGTGGGAAGCTCTCCAGGCGGCTAATCCCGAGCTGCGCGAAGCCGTTGCACGATCGTTCACCGTCCGGACGCCACGCGGCGGATTTCACCACTATTTCAGGGGCTACGGCCCGACCACGGCAAGCCGCATTGCCGAAGGTATCGACACGCGCGGCGGCTACCTGGACGAAGCGACCGGCCGGTGGAAGTCGCTTGGCTTCGTCGTCCTCCCGGGCTCAAAAACGGTTGCCGGCCCTAAGACGGTCGACGGGGAATATGTGGCGCTTGGCGGCGTCCTCGCTTCCATGTCGCCGGCCGTGGCGGGTATTGTGCCCGAGCGCAAGAAAGGCACCGTTCACGGGCTGGAGCGTTCGCCCGACCAGGATCAGCCCCGCAATGTGCAATGGGCGCGCGACCTCCTGGAAAACTACGTTCGCGAAGGCCGGGTTTCCGTCGAAGGGAATGGCGGCAATAACGTAGCTTTCCAGGTTGCCGCCTCAATTCTCGACAAGGCGATTTCTCCCGCGCTCACTTACGAGCTAATGGACGAAATGTGGAACCCGCATTGCTCCCCGCCGTGGGACGATTGGGAGCTGGAGCGGATTGTCGGGAACGCCGCGAAATATGGCGAAGAGACGGGGCAAGGCGCCAAGGGTTTCGAGGATAACCAAAGCGCGTTCGCTGCCTTCGCCGGGATGGAAACGCCGCCCGACGATCCGAAGGCGGAAAAGCCCAAAGGCCGCTTCAAGCCAATGTGGCTCCGCGATGCGCGGAAAGACGTGCGGGAAGCGAGCTGGCTTGTGCCCGGGTTGCTGCCGTCCAGGGGAACGGGAATTCTCTACGGACTTTCCGGCAGCTATAAAACTTTCGTGGCGCTCGATTGGGCGTTGTCGCTCGCGTTCGGGATCGCCGGCCAATGGGGAACGCCGCCCGTCAAGCACAACGTTCTGTTTCTCGCTGGCGAAAGCTCCTATGCGCTGGCGCAAGAGCGCGTCGATAGCTGGTGCGAATGGCAGGGCGTCGACCCGGACGCTGCCGATTTCGTGATTGTCCGGGGCGTGCCGGCGTTCAACGATAAGGAAGGCTGGGAAGAAGTCCGCGACGGATTGCGCGGGCTCAATTCCATTCCGCAGCTAGTCGTCGTCGACACGCTCACGCGCGTTATGTCGGGGATGGACGAAAATTCCAACAATGACGCCAAGCTAGTGCTAAAGCACATGGAAGAAATTTCAGAGCATTACGGTTGTTTCACATTGTCCACGGGCCATACCGGCAAGGACGAAGGGCGCGGAATGCGCGGTGCGCAAGTTTTCCTGGATAACAGCGACGCGGTAATCTACGCGAAGAAAACCGGGAACGGAACAAAACTCCAGGTCAAGAAATTAAAAGAAGTCGATATCCCGGACCAACCGTTCCACATGGAGAAAAAGGTTTTCGGGAAGTCCATCGTTCTCGTGCGGACCGAGCAAGCCGCGCCGGAAGAGCAAGAGAACGGCAGCAAGGTTAGTTGGGCGCAGACAAGCGAAATCGTCGCCAGGATCGCGAAGCAAGGCGGGAGCTGCGGCTTCAAAACGCTCTGCCAGGATATCGCGGCGGAATTGCATATCGACCAGAAGAAAATCGAGCGGACGCTTAACGCGAACAAGGATTTGCAGTGGCTTCGCGAAGGCAACAATTGGCGCTTGCCGCCGACCGATCTGGAGTTTGACCTATGAAAATCGAAACCGGAAAGCCCGTTATCGAAGGCCGGTATGTCGCTTACGTCGAAGGAATTTTGGGATACCTGGAGCCGCATATTCTCGTCTGGCATCGCGGCCGGTGGACCTATCACCAATCCAGCCAGCTTTACGATGACCCGGTGCTTGCGTTCATGGGTCCGCTACCGACGCTCGCCAAGCCCGGGAAGGAAGCCGTTCCCGAAGTGTCGACGGAATACGATCTATGATTACGCCGAATTATCGCCTTGCTCGGGATATCGTCAGCCGGGGGAACGAGCCCGGGATAATCCGCGAATGGTTCGCCGGGATGAAGGCGTGGGCGGAAAGCAATCCCGGACCGGACGCGACGGCGCTGCGCTTGTGGCTCGACATTGCCAAGCCCCGGCCGTTCTATACCGCCGCCGAGCTAGCGAGCATGTGGCCGGCCCTGCGGATTGCCCACGGGTACGACAAGCGGGCAACGGAAAAGCCAAGCGCAAACCGTCTCGCGAACGAGCTGGAGTTTCACGGCGTCCGATATCTCGCCGGGGCGGAAGGCACCTATTATTTTCGCTCGCCATTCACCGGGGAAGCGGCTAAATATTTCATTGTCGAGCGGCCGGGTTACTGGCGCACGAAACGACTAACCCAAGCTGAATTCGAAGCTGCATTGCTGGGGGAATGCGAATGACCTACACGACGGAACAGATTGCGCAGGCATCCCGGGCGACGCTCCGGGGCGTGCGGCTTTGGGAAGGCGAAGGCTTGTTCGGGCTCGTCCCGCGCGATGATCGCGGCAACCGGCTATTCAGCGAAGAGCATATGAGCCGAGCGAAAATCATCACGACGGCGCAAATGGCTGGCATGAGCCTTGCTGAAATCAAAGCCATGCTGGGGAATTTCAACGCGACGGAACGGCAGAAGTTTTCGGATAGGGTTGTGGAAGCCGTCGGCTTTATGCGTCGGGCGGCGACGTTCCCGATTGCTCCCGAGCGCGAGGCGTTCGACCTATGAGAGTTGAAGCGGGCGGGAACGGAACGTTCGTCCTCCGGGTGCCGCATATCCGGAAAGAGGAAGTCGCGGAGCTGATGGCCTACCGGGGGCTTACGTTCTCGACGACGGGCAGCACGCGCGACGAAGCCGTACTATTCAGCACGAACCCCTATTCCCTTTGCGACCTCGCCCCCAACGTGCCCGCGCTGGCCGGCTACCATGCCGCTATCGCCGCAAGCCGTGCGCTCGACGGGATCGGGACGCGCCGCTTGCCGCCCGGGAAGGAATTGTGGACCTATCAGCGCGCCGACCTGGACTATCTACTAGCGCGTGGCGGCGGCATTCTCGGGGACCAACCCGGGCTCGGAAAGACGCCGACGGCTATCGCCTTTTGCAATGAGCTAGAGAGCTTCCGCAATCTCGTCATTGTGCCGGCGTCGCTGCGCCTCCAATGGGCAGCGAAAATCCGGGAATGGTCGACGATCCCTAACGTTCGCGTGTCGACCATGCTGAACGTGAAGGACGGAATTCACCCGACGGCGCACTATCAGATTATCTCCTACAATGCCGCGACGAACCCGGCGATTATCCGCGCGCTGCTCAAATACCAATGGCAAGTCCTGATTTGCGACGAAGCCCACGCGATGAAGAACGCGGACGCTATCCGCACGCGCGCCATTCTCGGCAACGCGAAAAAGGAATTCGTCCGCAAGGATCAAGAGACGCTGAAAGCCATCGTGACGGCGTGCAAGCATTCGCTGGCGCTGACGGGTACGCTGCTGCTCAACCGGCCGAGCGAAGCTTACGTGCTGCTGCGTCACTTCGATTGGGAGTGCATAGATTTCGTCAGTGAGGACAAATTCAAGGAACGGTATAACCGCCAAGCCGTTATCAAAACCATCACGGGCAAGCGCCATAACCTGGAAAGCACGAGCCTGGAGAGCGAGCTACAGAACCGGCTGCGGGTGAATATCATGACGCGACACGAGAAAAAGGACGTGCTGCCGTTCATGAAGCCCCCGCGCTATGAAGTCGTCCAGCTCTCCGAAACCGGCGCGGTGAAGGCGGCGCTTGCCGAAGAAGGCTTGCTGGATATCGACATTGAGGACTTCCAGACGCTCAAGAATATCCAGGTTGAAGGGCACGTTGCCGAAGTCCGCCGATTGATGGGCGTCGCGCTCGCTCCCCAGGTGGCGGAATACGCCGAAGACTGGCTGGACGGCAGCGACGGGGAAAAGCTCGTTATCTTCGGCTGGCATATCGAAGTGCTGAATATCCTAGAGGAAAAACTGTCCCGGTTCGGTACGATGCGGATCGACGGAAGCGTTTCGACGGTGAACCGCCAGAAAAGGGTCGACGAATTTATTGACAACCCGAAAATTCGGGTGTCTATCATGAATATGCAGTCGGGCGGAACCGGCGTGGATGGGCTCCAAAAAGTCTGCTCCCGTTGCTTCCTGGCTGAACCGGATTGGGTTCCCGCTCAAAACGAGCAAGCCGTTTCAAGGCTGGACCGATACGGGCAAGAGGAATTGGTAACTGCCGAAATCTTTGTGGCGCCCGGCAGCATATCGGAGAAAATTCTAGTCAAGGCGCTAGAGAAAATGAACGTGATCCACCGCGTTCTTGACAAGGAAGGAATTTGAAAATGAGCCTCGTAAACGTTTCGATTGCCCTGCCCGCTGCCGCACTCGGCCAGCTTTACGCTTTCCTCGCTTCGACGTGCGGCACCGCCGTAGCTTCGCAGGGCGCGGGAAACTCGACGACTGGCGCAACCGCTGCGCCTACACCTGTCAGCGCTGCGGCGGACACTCCCGCGAATGTCCAGGCAGCTACGGGGGCCGCTCCGGTGTCTTCGGGCGACGGTGAGCGCGACGCGGCTGGCGTCCTTTGGGATGAAGCCAAGCACGCTTCGACGAAGGGGAAGACGAAGGCCGGCCTCTGGCGCATGAAGGTGGGCGTTACCCGCCCGGCCGGTGAAGGCGAAGACGCTATCCAGGGAAATGCCGGCTCTGCGGCGGCTCCGGACAACTCCGCTTCCGGCACTCCCGCCCCGGCATCGTCTACCGCTGCCCCGGCTGCTGACGAAGACGACGAATTCGCCGCTTTCCGCAACGCTGCCGCTGCGCAGGGCGCCGCCCCGGCTCCCGCTCGCACCTGGACCGACGCCGACCTGTCGAAGCTCTGCAACCAGGGCGCGATTGCCGCTGGCGGTCCCGATCAGGTCAAGGCGATTATCGCCAAGTACGTGCCGGCCGGCCAGCCCCAGCATTCGCGCTCGATCCCGAACGAACAGCGCGAGACGTTCGCGCAGGACGTGGAAAAGTCGCTGGGTATCCAGTACGCGGGCTAATTCGTCCTGGTGCGGTTCCTTCCACTCGTGGGGATGAAATCTAGCCGCACTAGACAAAACCGGGCCGGGGCGGTATATCCCCGGCAACTACGATGAAACTCACGAAGCAACGAAACAGGAATTCGGTATGGTCGAATTCGAACATTCCCCGCTAGGCGGCTCCGCTGCGAAACGCTTCCTGAATTGCGGAGCGTCGTTTCTGCTCCAGCGGCTCTTGATCCTCCACAACGAATACGAGCAACCGCCAACGAGCGAGTTTGCTGACAAGGGCAACGCCGCGCACGAGCTTGCTGCGCACTGCCTGCTGAACGACGACGAGCCGTTCGAATATATCGGTGAGAAAGTTGGTAAATACACGGTTCACCCGGCCGACCTGGACCCGGAAGCCGTGGCGGTTTACGTCAACTATTGCCGGGCGATTATGGAGCAAGGCGGGAACCACGCCACGAGCATAATCGAACAGACTTTTCACCTTCGCGACATTCACCCGCTTTTCAAAGGCACGGTCGATTTCGGGCACTGGCGCTTGCCGGAATTTTCCTGCGATCCCGGCCTATGGCTTGTCGATTACAAGAATGGCGAAGGCATCGGCGTCGAAGCTTACCGCAACCCCCAGCTCATGTATTACGCCGTGCTGCTGATTATGGCGCACGCGGAGCTTAAGGCGCTGCCGTTCGATTTTCCCGTCCACCTTGGGATTGTGCAGCCGAATTATTGGGGCGTCTTCGAAGAGCCCGAAATGTGGCACACCACGATTAGGGAAGTCTTCACGTTTGCCAAGCAAGAATTGCTGCCGGCAATGGAAGCGCTGACGAACGACAAGCGGGACATGATCCCCGTCGACGAATTCAAGTCTGGCGATCACTGCCAATTCTGCCCGGTGATGCTGGATTGTCCGAAACTGCGCGAGGCTTTCGAGACATACGCGCACCAAGACGAGTTTATCGAAATGCTCAAGGACGAAGAAATCTCCGCGCTCTACGCTTTGAAGGACGATGCCCGCCGTTACGCGAACGAGCTGGAGAAAGTCGCTTTCGCCCGCAAGCTCGGCGGCGGCAACATCACCACGGGCAAGCTGGTCGAAAAAATGGTGCATCGCGCCTGGAAGCCCGGCGCCGAGCAAGCCGCCGTCCAGCGCTTCAAGGAACACGCCTATAACCCGCGCAAGCTCAAGAGCCCGGCGCAGATGGAAAAGCTTTCGAGCGACGCTAAGGCTTTCGCCCTGGAATGGGGTTTCAAGCCGGAAAGCGATAGGCTCACAATCGCGCCGTTGACCGATAGGCGGGCAGAAGCCAAGCCGATTACCAACGCCGACGTTTTCAAGAATTTCGCCACGCCGCCAATCGAGAACCTTCACGATCTAGGCTGGTGATTTCGGGGGTGGTCCCGGGTTCAACCACGAAGCAACCACGAAGCAACACAAAATACCACGAAGGAATAGAAAATGGCCGAGAAGTTCAAATTCGTCTGCACCCAGCCCGCCCGCCTGCTTTTCAGCTCGATCACGCAGAAGTCCGCACCGCGCACCGTTGCCGGCGCAGAGCCGAAATTCTCCGGAACCTTCGGGCTGGAGAAAGTCGACTTCGACTTGATTATCCCCGAAATGGTCAAGGGGATCACGAGCGAGACGGGCGGTTTCTCCGGGAACCCGAACGACTACTATCTGGCGTGCATGGGCGGCAATACCGCAGCGGCCCGCGTGATGCAGAAAGCCGAGCTGGATGCCCAAGCCCTTCGCGGGCAGGGGAAGAATGACGACGCTTTCAAGGCGCTCGAAAAGGCGCAGAAGCGCGCGGACCTCTACAAGCAATACGCTGGCATCCTCCAGGCGTCTTCGAAATTCGATATCGAGCTGGCGAAGCTCTACAACGGCGCCATCGTCGATATTAAATCCGAGAGCGACCGCGCCCTTGCTGGCAAGGAAATGTTCTACTCGGGCGCCTACGTCGTGCCGTCCATCGCGCTCCAGGGCTTCCGTCGCAAGAAGCTCGATGACCGCGACGGCGTTACCGCTTTCCTCCAGAACGTGCTTTTCATCCGCAAGGGCGAGAAAATCGACACGGGCGGCGGTCCTTCGAATTCGGAAGTCTTCGGCGGCTTCGCCAACTACTCCGATTACGATCCGACGGCCAACGCCCCGGGCGGCAGCAATTGGGACAATCCGGGAAACGGCACGGGTGCCAGCCAATCGCAGGGGGCGGGTTCGTCTGCGGGCGGTAACGATCAGTGGAACCAGGGCGCCGGCAACCAGGGCCAGAACGGTCAAGGCGGCAACCAGGGCGGGCAGAACGCCGGCAATCAGGGCGGCTACAACCCACAGAACGGTCAGGGCGGCTATCAGCCCCAGGGCGGTTTCCAGGGCAATCAAGGCGGGCAGCAAGGGAACGACGCCCCGCAGTGGTAATCCCGTAGGGCGATAACGCCCCGGGTCGCAACCGGCGCCGCAGCGGTATATCTGCGGCAACTCTCTCGGGATGGAGAATTCACAATGGAAACTCGAAGCGCCTATGGCCTTTCCGGCTCCGGATACCGGCACGCCGTCAAAGCTCTCGGGGTTTGGTTCTACAAGCGGACCCATATTCAACGTTGGGCGCCGCTGTATGACGAATACGAAATCGAACGCGGGATTAAAATCGGCCGGCTAATAATTTCGGTTCGGCGGCAAATCCAGCATTTCAAGGACGGCGAAAAGCCATCGCATAAGGATGCGCGCTGGTGATCCGGCCTCCTTATATCACCCGCAAAATCGTCGCGGCCGGAAAGGCGGACGAACCTAACCGGGAGCGGCTGACGCTCGAATGCGGGCACGAGCTTATCCAGGCTCCCCGAGCGCAGCGCCGGAAACGCGCCTATTGTCCGGAGTGCAACGAAGGTGCGACCTAATGCCTTCCCGGGGGATTGCTCGCGCTGCGGAAAGCACGTCGCCCGGGAAGCTGGATGGGTTACGGGAATGGCCGGCCGGAAGAGCTGGCGACTGATCCACGATAGTTGCATCCCCAAAGCGGACGCTAGCGCCCACGGGCGCCCCTGGATCAAGGGACTGGAGTATGACCTATGAGCGATGAACGGGCATGGTGGCAGCGGGCGATTGTCCGACGGTTCCGGGAGCTTGTCGCGTCGCTGGAGGACATGCGGGAAAATGAGCCCGACCTTTTCGAAATGGTCATGGTTACGCCGGAAGCTCAAAAGCTCCGCGAAATCATGACGCCGCTGGAGTATGACTTATGAGCCCTTGGCATTATCGCAGGATCAAATTCGTTACGTGCGAGCCGCAGATTGCTCCGAACGGGGACACGGTGCGGCTTTTCGTCCATGTGAAGAATAGCGACCGCAAAAGTCCTTTCCGTCAAACCAACTACGCTCTAGGTACTATCGGGCTATGAAATACGTCGTCCTGGATTTCGAAAGCGCTTCGGCGTGCGACCTCACGAAATCCGGGGCGTGGCGCTATGCGCAAGATTTCTCGACGTTCCTCACGCACGTTGGGTTCAAGCTGGTCAGCTATAATCAGCCCCAGCGCACGCGGGTCATTTGGGGCAACGCCGTCAACCGCGTGGACGCCGAATTGCACGAGCTGGCTTCCGATCCGGAAGTGATGTTCGTCGCGCATAACTGTTCGTTCGAAATCGGCATGTTCAAAGAACACATGGTTTCGCTCGGCTACCCCATGATCCCGAATGAGCGCTGGCACGACACGATGGCCGTCGCCGCTATGAAGTCCCTGCCGCTCGGGCTGGACGCGCTTATCCGCGCGCTGGAATTGCCCGTGCAGAAGGACATGGAAGGCCATCGGCTCATGCTACGGCTCTGCAAGCCCGACAAGGAAGGTGGCTGGTCGCACCATACCCAGGATGCGCTTTCCCGGGAAGCTCAATACAACGTAACCGACGTGGACGGGCAATTCGGCGTCCATCTGGCGCTAGGCGGGCTCGGGCACGACGAACGGCAAGTGTGGCTGGCCGATCAGCGGATAAATCAACGCGGCGTCCTGGTCGACGTGAAATTCATAAATGCTTGCATGGACGTGCTTGACCAAGTGCGCGTCCCGATGACGGCGGAATTCAAGCAAATCACCGGGGGCATTGCGCCAACGCAGCGTGAGAAATTCCTAAATTGGGTGAATGAGCAAGGCGTCGCTATGAGCGACATGAAAAAAGCCACGCTCGACGCCATGCTGGACCCGGACGACGAATTCGGTTTCGAGGATCTGGATCAGCTCGGCTTCGAACCGCTCCCCTACCATGTCCACCGGGCGCTCTCGCTGCGCCGTTCGCTCGCGTCGTCGTCCGTCGCTAAGCTGGAGCGTATGTTGCGGTGCGCCTCGAATGACGGGCGCGTGCGCTATACCATGCAATACCATGGGGCGGGCACGGGACGTTGGGCCGGCCGTCTTATCCAAATCCAGAATTATCCCCGGGGCGAAATCCAAGAGCGCCAGGGGCTCACTCCAGAAATTCTAGCTGACGCGATCCTTTCCCGCGACTTGAACCGCATCCGGGATTTGTGGGGCGACGACATATTCAGCGCGATCATTTCGAGCCTGCGGAGCTGCATCGTTCCCGATGTGTCGAAGGGCCGCGTTCTAGCCGTGGGCGACTTCGCGCAAGTCGAGGCGCGCAACGTACTGTCCTTCGCCGGCCACCATGACCGCGCATTTGAAATGGACAGTACGGACGCTTACGCCGAGCTGGGGTCTATGATTTTCAAACGGCCGATCAATAAGCACGACAACCCGAAAGAGCGGCAGATTGGAAAGAACGGACTGCTAGGTTCGGGGTTCGGGCTCGGGCCGCTTGGCTTTCAGGCGAAATTCGCGCCTAACGAGCCTTTCGAGCTGGCAAAGCTGGCTATCGACACGTACCGCAAGGATTACGCGCCGCTGGTGCCTAAATTCTGGTACGGGCTCTATCAAGCGTCGGTGGACGCTGTATGGTGCAACGAAGCGCGCACCTACGTTTTCCAGGGGATCGAATTCCGCCGTGAAGGTGAATTCCTCTCGATGCGCCTGCCGAGCGGCCGCAAAATCTGGTATCACCGGCCTTGCCGAGAAAAGTCGTTCAACCCCGTCACGCGGAACGAATACCCGGCGTGGTCCTATATGTCCTATCAGGGCAAGAAGTTTCGCCGTAACTTCATGTGGTACGGGCAGCTCATGAACAATCTAGTCCAGGGCTCGGCTCGCGATCTAGTCGTGAACGGTATCTTTATCTGCGAACAACAAAACATGCCCGTGGTATTCACCGCGCACGACGAAATTGTTGTCGAGACGGAAGACAGGCCAGGGCTCGCTCTTATGCTCAAGCAAATCATGGAAGACATTCCAGCTTGGGCGCGGGAACGCCGGTTCAACGTGAAGGCGGAAACCGACACTATGATAAGGTATCGGAAATGAACGGGCTCGACGAACACGACGATATCACGCCGGGCGAAGGTTGCTTCGTGCTGGTCGTCTATATCCTCTTTCTCATATGGTGCGCGTCGTGACGGCGGATAAGAAACAGTACGTCCGCCAGCGGCTCGGGAACCGGCCAGGGGATCATCACTGCCATTGGCCGGGTTGCGACAAGCACGTACCGCCCGCGCAATGGGGATGCCGCACGCACTGGATGAAGCTGCCGAAATTTCTCCGGGATAAAATCTGGCTAGCATTCCGGCCGGGGCAAGAAATTTCAAAGACGCCAAGCCGGGCCTATGTCGAAGTCGCCCGGGAGGTTCAAGCCTGGATCAAAGAGCATCACCCGCCTAAGCTGGAGTATGACCTATGACGGGAACGTGGAAGCGTCGCAACCGGCCCAAGAAAATTTCAACTCTGCCGCCGAAGGTTTACCGCCCGCGCTGCACCGAAATGACGAGCGGGGACGAACATTATTGCGGCTGCGGGGTTCGCTGGCAGCTAGGCGAGGATCGCCCCGAGTGCCCTAGGAAAAACGAGAAATGATTATCACCGCCCTGGACCCGGGGAAGACGGGCGCAATGGTGACGCTCTTCGAAGACGGCTCCACGCTCGTCAACCGCGTGCCCCTGATAAAGCGGACGGGGAAAAAGTCGGTCCCGGATTACCCGCTATGGGCCGCGTCCTGGTCCGCCTCGCTCACATTCAACCAACCCGACGTTTACGTGTTTGAGCATGTCCAGGCGCGGCCGGGGCAAGGCGTCGTGTCCATGTTCTCGTTCGGGAAGGTTATGGGGTTTGCGATGGGCGTCGCCATGACGGCGTGCCCGGTTCCGGTCCACTACGCGACGCCTAGCGTCTGGAAAGACAAGCTCGGGCTAATTGGGTTCGACAAGTCGCGCTCGATAACCCTCGCCCTGGAGCTAGTGCCCTCGCTCGCGGCCGACATGAATCAAAAGGGCACGACGAAGGACGTTCGCCACGGGATCGCGGAAGCCGGCCTGCTGGCCTATTACGGCCATATGAGCATCGCCGGCTAAACGTCGTCCTCGCGGCGGTATTCGTCCGCTACCTTCTGCGCACTGTCGGCCGCAGCTTGAGCGCCCTTCGCTTGACTGTCCTGGACGGCCGGGGTCGACGAGGCTGCGGCCACTACGGCGTCCGCCAGCTTGTTCGTCGTCTCCGATCGCGCGGCATCCAGAGTATCTTGACCGATCTTATTAGAAAAATAGAGGCCAAGCGCCATAGTTGTCATGCCCGATAGTTGACCCACCATGTATGTCACGATATCTTTATTATCCGTCGGGATGCCGACGAAAACAAAAACCATGAGCGAACCAACAAACGCCCCCACGAGGAAGATTGCTAGATACGCGCGGACCTTATCTATCGGACTTAGGTTCATCTTACCGTGCCCATTCGCCAGTCTTCCGGTGGAGCCACGATAGGAATTCGCCTACCGTCTTTCCTTCCAGGATCGAACGATTGGCCTTAGTGGCTTCGGGGCCGGCCAGCAAGTCCGCCCGTTCGTTCACGTCGGCCGCGATCACCTTCGTTGCCGTGCCAGCTCCCAGGAAGTGCGCCGCGTAGAGCGAAGCCCGATTGATGGGGACGTTGCCCCGCCGCAGGATTTCGGCGTTCTTTTCGGTCAGCGTGCGAGCCCGGCGCAATTGCTCCGCAGCCGTCGGCCGAAGTCCGCCGAAAGCATCGGCCTTATTCGGTCCCCACGAGCCGCCTTCCCCGATCCACGTCGACTTGATGAATTGATAGAGGCCGGAAGCGCTCGACGTAGACGCTTTGACGAACGGCCGGTCGTTACTCTCGATTTTCGAGAGCATCGGATAATAGTCGTCCGGGATCGCGGAGCCCTTCGCCGGTTCTTCGATCAGCCCGAGCTTGCGGGCAATCGCTTCGTCCGTACCGGGTCCGTAAATGCCATCGTCATCCACGCCGACGTGAGCTTGGATTTTCTTGAGATACTTAGTCATGGTCATTTTCCAATCGTTGCCGGCGTTCCTGAATTGCGTCCAGGGAAACCCGTTTTTGTAGCAGCTCGCGGGCGTCCCCATACCCTTGCATCATCGCGGTTAGGCGGGCCACTTCGGCTTCGGAGTGACTATGCTTGTCCTGGCAGTCGTGGAGGCTTTCCCGCAGCCCGACGATTTCTTTTTCCGCGTGACTAAGGCGAACGGCTACGCGCTCCAGCTCTTCCCGCAGATTGGAGATAATGAACCGGGTGTCCGCGTCCAGGCGGTCTTCCCGGGCATCCGAGCGCTTCGCGAAGAATTCCAAGAGCCACTTGACGGCGCCGAAGCCCGTACCGGCCGCAGCTCCCGCCGCTGCCCATCCTGGTAGCCAATTCGGTATCATAGTGAAAATTTCCACGGTTCGTCCGTCCTTTATACCGTGCTAGGCTACTGGCGATACTAGAAAATTCCGTTATCCCCCGCGCATGATCCGCTCGACATAATCCTGCGTTTCTGCGATACGCGGAACGCCTCCCGCTTTCTGGACCGCACCAGGACCGGCGTTGTAGGCGGCAAGCGCCAATTCCACGTCCCCGCCGAATTTGCGCAGCATTTCGCGCATGTAGGCCATGCCAATCAGCTCGTTATATGCCGGGTCCGAATAGTAGGCGTCTTCGTCCCACGGCAAGCCGGCAAGGCGCGCTGCCTCCGGGGCAGTGCCGGGCATCACTTGCGCGATACCGATGGCGCCGGCCGAGCTTTCCAAGGGATCGCCGCTGCCGTCGAATTGCTGCCGGTTGCTCTCCTGGCCTGTCTGGCGCTGCCAAAGGTCGAGAAATTCCGGGTCTTCTTCGGCGTAAGTCTGTTCAAGCTGCGCGGTATAGTCGCCCGGCTCGACTTCCTCATATTCCCCGGTATCGGTTACGGTGCCCTCAATTCCTTCGGCGTCTTCGGCGCCATCCCCGTCGGCGTCCTGGAAAGGCGTGTCGCTCTCGGCAGCTTCGGCGGACGGGATCATAGCTCCGGTGTCGATATCGGAATTGCCGGCCTGCCCGAGAATGTTGCCGGTCGCGCTGCCGAAAGTTTCCCGCACGCTCTTGCCAATGGCGTCCAGCGCATTTCGCCCTTGCGGGCCAGCACGCCGTAGAAGCGAAATTGCCGCGTTCGTCGTGTCGGCGTCCTGCGAAAAGAGCATGTCGACAATCTGCCGAGCCCGAGCCGTGGGGAGCCGCGTCAGACGAACCATTTGAGCAATGGCGCCCATTTTCGTCGTGGCGAAGGTGCCCGGGGACAAGGCGACGAGCATCCGCGCGATATCCTCCGGACCGGCCGTGTCGGCGTCGCGGCTCGTCTCATTGCCGACGGATGCGAGGCGACGAGCGCTTTCCGTCTGCGCCCGAGCTGCCCGGGTAATCGTGTCCGCCGCTTGCCCGCCGAGATTGCCCGTCAGAGCCTCTTGCGTCTGCCCGCTCTCGGCAATGTTGAGCGTGCGGCGTAGCACTTCGTCCCCGCCCCCGGCGAAATCGCGCTGGAGAACGTTCGATTGGCCCAAGAGCCGGCCCGTCGCACCTTCCGGTGTGTCGTAGGCGTTCCCGGCTTCCTGGCCGGCCGCACGACTGTTCACGGGAACGGCGGCGCGGGTCCGGGTCCGAACGCCTTCGGCCATACCCTCCATTTGCCGGGATCGAGCGGCATAAGCGGCGCGCATCTGGTCGGCCAGCTCGCGGGCTTCGGCCGGCAGGCTGTCCAGAAGGTGATTGACCGCCCGTTGCGAGGCGAGAAAATTCGTGCTGGCCGGCGACGTATCCCCCAGCTTGTCAATTAGCCGAGTGATATCGTTGACGGTGAGGCCAGACACGTCCGCCGTGGGCTCGCCCGAAGTCGGCCGCAGACGCATAGCGCCGGCAGCATTGCGGATAAGCGCGTTCAGCTCCGGGTCGGAATAGACTTCCTCCACGCTGCCGTCCGGGTTCATCCGGGGCGCCGTCGGGAATAGCGCGTCCAGGTCATCCGCCACGGGCATGTCGTCGACCGGCTGCATGGTCGCGCTTGCTTCGGTACGGCGCAAATTCTCTAGGTCCAGCGGGCTCCGCGTCGCCGCCCGAGCAATCAGAACGTCTTCGGGAGCATTCGTCCCGCCGCGTGCCGTTGCAAGGTCCGCTTGCATCCGCTGGAGCGCACGCGCCCGGGGTCCGCCCGTCGCGATCCGGGTTGTCGCGGACATTTCGGGGCCGATATTGGCGACGCGCTGGCGTACCGCCGCCGAAACTTGTTCCGACGTATCCGGAGCCCGCTTAAGGATTTGCTTCGCGAGCCGGTTGCGGTCCTTCAACGGGAGAATTTCGTATAGCGTCGGGTCAGCGCCCGTTTCTTGACGGAAGCGAACCGCAGCTTGCTCCATTTCTTCCAGCGACGTGTCGGTGAACCGGCGAAGAATTCGGCCGGCGCTCGGGGTTTTCACCAAGTCCGCCACGGGCCGCAGCGCGAAGCCGGCCACCTTGCCGAGCCCCTTGAGCGCCACGGGAGCCACGGCGCCAATCGTCGCCGCCGTGCTTACGTCGGAACCCTCGCCGGCCGCTTGTGCTGCGCCGCCTGCCGCGCCACCTAGCGAGAGCTTCGCCACGTTCCGGACGTTCTGCCCACGACGCACGGTTGCGGAGCCCTGGAGAGCCCGGCCGGCCGCACGAACGGCAGCGGGGGCACCGGAGCCGGCCACCTTCGCGCCGATACCCCGCACGGCAGCGCCAGCGGCGTTTCCGCCAGCCACGGCGCCATAGACGGTCCCCAGGACGTTGCCGGTTGTCGACTTGGCGCGCTGGCGGTCGGTATCCTTCCGAACGTCGTCCAGGACTTCGCCAAAGTCGCGATCCGAGAACGGGGCGATAAGCGCGGCAGCGGCCAATTCGGGAACGCCGAACAGAGAACGGCCGGTTGCGGCGCTCATGCTTTCCGTCAGGTCGCCCAAGAAATTCCCGCCCGGGAGCTGGCGCAAGAGGCTCTTGCTTTCAACCGGCTTCGGAACAGACGGCTTAACGGCGGGACGGGCAGAAGCCACGCGCAGCTTCGCCACGCGGGGATCGGAGAAATACTTGTCCCGCGCCCTTTGCTGATATTTCGGGGGCAGCTTCGCAATTTTCGCTTCCAGCTCTGCGCTTCCCCGGTCGATGGCAGCTTTTGCGTCACCAGAACGAAGGACGGATGGCGCCCGGGGAGCCTTTGGCGCGGGGGCCGGGGCGGAAGCCGTCGCTTTCGGGGCCTTGCCGCGTCCGCCGTCCAAGGCGGTAACTTGAAGGTCCGGGAATTCTTGCTGCGCACGGGCAGTTACCGCTTCCGGCGTAATATCGTCGGGAGCGCCGCGATACATATGCGTCGAGCCATCGGAGAATTTTACGGTGATATCGCGGGGCATGGGATCGCCTTACCAATTCGAGACGGAAGGACCGGACTTGCGGCCGGCCGGGCGAGGCTTCAACGTCGGACGGCTCCCGCCCCGGGAATTCCCGTTACGGGCAGGCGCAGCGGGCTTTGCGGCAGGCTTGGAATTCGCCACCATGTCCTCAAGGCGCTGCATGGCCGCTTCGTTCGTCTCGCGGCTCTGCGTCGGGTCGGTTGCCTGCATGAGCGCAAGCTTCATGTCCGCGTTACTGTCGAGCTGCTTCGACGACATGCCGGTAGCCGCCTTGATCGCCTGGACGATGGCCGGCCGGGAATTCTTGATATTGTCTCGGTACGTCTGCGCCTTCGTGCCCACGGCACCTTCGACGAGCTGGCCGGCTGCGGAAGCCCGAGCGCGAGCGACGACGTTACCGGCGACGTTGCCCCCGGCGCGCACAAGGCCACCCTCGCGATCCAGGTCCGCGTAATTCTTCCGGAGCCCGCCGAGAACCGACGAGAAAGCGCGCGTGTCGGTTGTCCCGCCGCCGTCCTTCGCTGCGGCTTTCGCGCGGTCCGCCTCCAGCCTGTCACGGGCAATTTCGGCTCGCGTGCGAATTCCTTCGCGCATCGTAAGATTGCGCTCCCGGTTCGTCCGTTCCTGGATCACCAGACGGTCCCGGCCGAGCTGCAATTGGCCTTGCTGATACGGGTTGATGCCGCTCGTTATGTTCCGCAGATATTCTTCGGCTTGCTCCGGGTCTTCCTTCTGGAGCATCCGGTAAATCGTCAGCTCTTTCGGCTGCGATCCCGTCACCGTCGGGTCCGTCGCCGCGCGAAGCGTCTCGATAGTCTCGCGCGGGTTCGATTGCAGCGAACGGCCGAACACGTCGGCTTCCTCCGGGGAAAGCCCAAGCTGCTGCGCCAATGCCGGGAACGCCCGAGCAACGCCTTCGGGGCCGGCACTGTCCAGGACCGCGCTAAGGCCACGCGCAGCTTGCCCGAACCGCGTAACTTGATCGTCGCGAAGCTCGTTTTCGCCCTTGGAATATTTTTGGGTGTTGAATTTGTCCTGCCACCCGTAATCGACTTGCTGACGCTGCCGCGCCCGCTCTTCGTCGGCCCGTTGCTGCGCGGCGTCCAGCCGGGGCTGATACTGCGCTTGAGCGCCGCCGACATTCGCCACCACGTCAGAAATCCCGCCGATCACGTCGAGAATGCTGCGCTTGCCGGTAGGCGCCTCGATTGCCGGGGCCTGCGGCGCAAGTTGCTGGAAAACGTTCGTCGTGTCGATGGGAGCGCCGAGCGGGTTCACGTCGAGCGGCCCGGGGGCGCCTAGCGCATTATCGAACGCGCCGGCCAGCTCGGGCGTCACCATGGACGCGGGAGGCGTGACGGGGCTCGCCATAGCGGGACCAAGCCCGGCCGGCGCGAGAGCTGCCGTTGCTGGAGCCGCGAGCGCTGCGGGGGCGCCGCCGCCAATCCCGAGAGCGCCGCCAATCGAGTTTCCGATATCCGTTAGAAAGCTCATTAGAGCGCCCCATAATTGACAGTTTGGAAGCCACCGACGACGGGGCCGAGAGCCCACGGGCGAATTTCGGCA